TGTTTGCTTCGGGTTGGCTTTCCATTGCCTGTTTCATGGCTTTATACCACTCATCTGGTGTGTTCAAACAGAACTTCACCCCGGCATTATTCAGGTGTTGCAGGTATGGTTCAACTCCCGATGCAATAACCGGCAATCCATACGCAGCCGCTTCGATTATTTTCAGCTCACTCTTGCAGCTGTTCCATTCGTTTTGTTCCAATGGTGCAAGTGCGCAGTCAAATAGGCGGTAGAAATTGCCGTACTCGTTTGGCTGTTGGGCATGGCTGACCAACACTTGGGGCCGCAGTACCGGGTTGTTTCCATTGAACTTGTAAAGGATGCTGTCCCAAATGTAGTTATTTGCCATCCAGCCACACAAAACAAAGCGGACATTGTCATGCTCATTGCATATACGTTCAATGGCTTCTGATAGTATCATGATGTCATTGCTGTGGGTAAGTCCACCCACCCAGCCGAATGTATAATATTCTCGTTCCTGTGGGGTTGCTAACCATTGCTCATCTGTCAGGTCAAGGGCATTCGGCAGAACTTGCACATTGCAGTTGTACTTCGCTATCTTTTGGGCCAAATAATCTGTGGTCGTGGTCACGCCATCGGCATAGCGGATCCCGTCAATAATTTGCTGTTTCAGTTTATGCTCCCGGAAATACTTATAGGTCGGGTGGTGTTTTGGCAATACCCAATAGTCATCAATGTCCACGATGTATTTGATATTGTTCTTTGCAAGGTAGTGGAGTATCTCGTAGTGGTTCTCTCCCAGCCACCTGTTGAAGATGACAAGGTCGTAGTTAGATAAATGCGGTATTCCATTGCGTTCAAAGTTTTGGGATATGCTGACCGTGATGTCATCAGGGTAATCAATCTGCAATCGTTTCAGCGGAGTGTATAGGCGGTGGTATTCCACACCCCCCATGCCTTCCCAAAGGGCTAACACTTTCATTTCATCATCTCCTTTATTTCTGCAAATAGCCGCCTGATTTCGGGTGACAGTATTTTTAGACAAGCGGTGCGTAGCTTTGTATCTCTTTTGTGCATCGGCCTTGTTTTGCGCTTACGCTGGGTAGTGTATTTCATTGTGGGTCTAAATTGAGAGTGATTTTTATTTCGCCTGATACCGTCTGGTTTACATCGGCCGTTTCTTTTGGTTTGCCGTATACCCTTGAAAGCAAAGTTTCAATGGAATACAAGCTGCCCTTTTCTAATGACTTCCGCATAGCGTTTGCAATGGTCTTTTCAAGCACCGTTGCCTTGGGGTTCTGCCACACTTCTTTGAGTTCATCCAAGTCCATTGACAGCATCGCCTGAATGGTGTCGTTTATTTCGGCAAGTTTGTACCCCTGCTCTTTCAAAAGGGTAACATACTTTTTTGGTCTGCCGTTGGGGTTGGCAACCTCGCCTTTTTTGAATGGTGTTAAGTTTTGTTCGTTTGCCATATCTTCACTATTTGTTCACTATTTTCCACAAGTTGGACACATTTCTTTTTCTTCGGGTTCTTCTTTTATTTCGGGTAGGTCAATGCCCCATGAGATTAGCTCCTCTGCATCCCATTCGTTTGCCAATTCATCCCAGTTCCACTCTCCGAATGATACGTTATCTTTGATTAGAAATTCGTCACGCTGTTTGGCTGTCCATTCATCGGCCAATATGATGGGAACTTCTGCCGCCCCGATGTCGCAAAGTGCCTTATATCTCATGTTACCGCCCAAAATTGTGTAACCCCCAAAATCGGAAGTGACGCAAACCAATGGCCGGGCTGTGAGCATTTCGGGAAATTCAATAAGCGACCGCTTCAATTTAGCGAATTTATCCGCATTGATTGTCCGAGGGTTATTTGCGTTTGGATGAATTTCGCTTAACCTTACCCACTGCATTTTTTTTGATTATTACTTCGATTGAAAATTCCCCGTTGCTATGTTCTTCGGGTTTGTCCTTGTTTGTTGCCGTGTCGATTATCTCAATATCCCAATACTCCTGAATGCCTGTTGCAAGTAGTATGCCTTCAACTGAAAAAGTATGTGGTGGCTCACATGAGTATGGCAAGTAGAAATATCGGTGATCTAAATTCCAACGGCTGGGTAGTGTCTTTTTACGTTCATACAAATCACGATGCGGAATACTGATAATGATGTGCCCACCCGGTTTGCAAATGCGATACCAGTTTTGAATGGCCGTGATTGGTTCATCCAAGTGTTCCAATACGTGGGAAGCATAGACATAGTCAAATGTATTGTCTGCGTATATCTCCATCGTGGTTGCATCGCAGTCATCTTTGTCATGGTGGATGCAATCGGTCAATGAAATGGTGTCCACGCCATCAAATGTGTCAATCCTACCGCACCCGATGTCAATGCCTTGTCCTTTGATGTAGGTGTCATAAAACCCGGATGCGAGTCTGCGTTGGTGTGCCTTTGCTGTTTCAGCCATATTTCTGTTTTATTATCTGTGTCAGGTTCATTATTGTCCAAGCACCAAACCCATTGTCACCTGTCGGGATGACGTTGTGAGCAGTCGGGCAGATTTCAACAACACGTGGATGCTTCATTACTTCTGCTATTGCATAGGCCATTGACTGGTTGCCGACAAATAACTCACAGCCCTTGATGATGCCGCACAACTCCGCAAAGTCTTTGACTTCGATGTGAGAAATGTCGGGCAGCTTGGCCGAAATGATGCGGTATTCATCGGGCAGTCCCACGAATGAAATTCTGTCCTGATACCTGCGCAGGATTGAATAATCAAATGTAGGGTTGTGGTAACGGGTTGTCCTATTCAGGATCATTTTATTGCTGCCTATCGTGGCAACATCAAAAGCAATCGGCTCGGCAAGGTTGCAAGTCAGTTCGGGATAGATATGAAAATACCACTGCGAGATGTGGCCCGTGTAATTGTGAAACTTCCTGAATAGGTTAAAATTATAATCGGTTTTGACTGCTTCATCCGTGATTGTGCATTTGCCTATAAAGTCCGTAGACATCAAAAGTGGCAAAAGCATTTCAGCCATTTGATTATTCATCTGCACCTTGCCCATTGGATGATTGAAACTATACTGGGCAGGAACATTTACCTGTAAATACAGATGCACTTTGTCATTGTGCAACCGGGATGCTGCTCTCATTGCTGGTAGTGCATAAATCAAATCCCCTGCGTTACCGCCATGAATAATACTAACCATTGAGTGCTTCCCTATATAGTTTTTTCAGTGCATCAAACATACAACTGCGACACGCTGGGAACGGTTGGCCGTACAACTGCCTGTGTACCTCGTTCAGTTTGGCATAGTACCCAGCTTCAAGCGCATACGTTCCCGTTTTATTTATTCGGTCAATGTGTGGTTTCAAGTCAAGGCAAAGACTGCGCTGTTCAGGTGTCATATACGAGTCATTATAAAGTAACAAACACAGGGTAAAACAACCCCCATAGCGATGCCAGTCAATGTGATTTCAATTAGTGTCATAGGTATCGGTCAATTAAGGCCCCAAAGATAGCACATAATGCACCATAAATTATACCATACAATCCAAATTCAACGGTAAACCATACCAGCCCTGTCCACCACGATAGGCAGAAACCGCACTCAAATGGTTTAATTGTCTTGCGGTAACGGCTGTCCAGCGCATAGACAAATGAAATCATCGGGGGAAAGAAGTACCGGGAAAGCAGAACGCACAATGCGGCCACTCCCAAAATGTCAGTCATCGTATTCATTGTATTTTTCTTTTATCTGGGTTTTTATTGCGTTGATTATTTGGCTGATCTCCCGGTAATTGATTTTCGTTTCCCGGGCCATCAATGCCATGCTTTGTTTGTCTTCCCATAGCTGCCATAGTTTAACCACATACCATTCGGAACGGTTAAAGTGGTTTGCCACCTCTTTGAAGTTTACAGATTGCACCGCTTCCTGTTTTTTACGCAGGTGGGTTTCATCGTAGTCCTCGGATTCCTCATCGTATTCATCCGGTAGCGGATCCATTGACCGGATAAAATCCCGGTAAAACTTTGTGTATCTGTTGCCGTTTACCGCATTGCAACCCACACGGACAAGGTAGTAAACCAGTCCATTGCTTTGGTGCAGTTGTATAAGGCGGTCGGCATCCATTTCACAGCAGATTAGCAAAAGGTGTTGTTGTAGGTCGGCAGCGACATGGCTTCCAATTTTATTACAGAAGTCAGGCAGCCATTTGGAATTGGCAAGTTCAATCAGTATCTCTGTGCGCCTGTTCAAGTTTAAGTGCGTGAACTTTTTTTAGCCAATCTTTGAATGACTTGTTATCGCCATACCGGGCATGGTCTTTTCTGCATAGGGCCATCAGGTTTTCAATCACATCAGCGTGTTTGCTTCCACCCATCCCCCGGGCTTCGATGTGGTGAATGTCCACAGCTTGTGCGCCACACACCTCGCAAGGGATGAAATCGGTTTTGTCATATCCGAAATGGTCAAGGTAGACTTTGGTGTGTTTTTTCACGACAATTCTATTTCCTGATAATCAAAATAGTTGATTAAATAATGTTCATCGTTTTTGATTTGCTGAAAAGGATGGTTTTTTACCCAATCATTATAAACGGATAATTCTAATTGATAATTGCATTGTTCTTCAATTCTACTTAAAACAGACTCATAATCACAAATATCCTGATTAGCTTCTTCTGTAAATTTGTATGCATCCTGTTCTGTTTTAAAAACGGCATAATTTACAATCATTTGGTGACTATGATCATAGCCGGTTACGATATAGATATTTTTCATGGCACAAAGTTTATTCGTAAAAGGTCGATATTTTTATATTGTGGATAACTTTGATAAAAATAATTATTGCAAGTATAGAAAACTATATTACATTTGCAGCATGGAAAACACAAAAACACCTTTTGAAATGGGCTATGAGGCCTGTCAGCAATTCAACTACTGGGGAACAAATGGAGAAAATCCTTTTGAACTGAACTCCGATGACTTCAAAGAATGGGAAAAGGGATGGCAATGGTACATCACCCAGACGATTGAATGGGAACGTGACGAGCAAAGCGACATTGATTACCACGAAAATCAACAATATTGTAACGAATAATTTGGAAATCTAAAATCTTTGTTATATAATTGCATATCGGAATAACAGGATTAGACCCCCTGCCGAGAATACAGAGCAATGAACAATCACATAACTAACACCCACGCAAGTAAAAGGTCGGCTATCTCTGGGCCGGGTCTAACCTTTGAAAGTGTGGGTGTTTTTTTTATGAATATTTACAAACCCACACCATTACCAGTCGCATATTGTGACGAGCAAATCGCAGAGTTAGAACTGCGCAAAGAGTATGAAAATTACAGGCGAGAAAACAAGGTCATCACGTTATTACAATGTGAGTACCTGTGGATGAAACTTGACCTGCAAATCATCTATTACAACCAGTGTAAAAAATTAACCCTTAAACAAAATAACCATGCCTAAAAGAACCGTATTTATTGACAAAACAGACCCATTGAAAGAACTTACACCAGCACGTTCAGGTGATAACAAGTTTTTTGCTTTGATATTTTATGATAAAAATAAGAACCAAAGTTTTGTCATTGAACTTGAAAAATCTGCTGCCATAGAATTTTTGGCAGAATGTGAAATAAGAATTAAAAAACTTGACGATGAGTAATGGATGGATTAAGATACACCGTAAAATGATGGAACATTGGATTTATCAAAATAGCCATTACTTTCATTGGTGGACAGATTTACTTATGAATGCAAACTTTGAAGATAAGAAGATACTTATCAAAGGAAATTTGTATGACTGCAAACGTGGTCAAAGTCTTTATTCATTGGACACTTGGGCTAAACGGTGGAAGGTAGATAAAAGCAAGGTTCGTAGGTTTTTACAACTGCTTCAAAATGATGGCATGATTGTAATTGAAAACGTTTCAGTTTCGACACGGCTAACTATCTGTAAATATGAATGTTACCAAGACGAGCGAAACGCAGATGAAACGGAAGTGAAACGCAAACGAAACGCAGATGAAACGCAGATGACACCAACTAAAGAATTAAAGAAAGATAAGAATGAAAAGAATGAAAAGAATGTATATCGTAAAATTTTGCATTTGGAAATCACACGGGCAGAAGTTGACAAGCTAATTGCTGATGGATATACCATTGACCAAATTGATGACATTCTGGACAGGGCAGAAAACTGGAAAGGAATTGCAAACAAAAGGTCACTATATCTTACCGCAAAAAATTGGCTATCTGCTGACATCAAGAAAATCACGGCAGAAGTTTACCGTACACCCAAAGAAAACTTTTTAACATGATTGAACAACAAATACTCGGAACGTGGTTGCAAGGTAAGCAGCTGGATTTAACCGCAACGGTACGCAGCGAATGGTTTACCGTGCCAAAATACCGCACCCTATGTTTGACCATTCAGGCAATGTATATCAACAACGAACACATAGACAACGTGGCTGTGGTAATGAAGCACCGTGACATGGCAATGGACATCGCAGGGTTAAACAACTACTACACAGGTGAAAGCATTACCCGATTGGTGGCAATGTTGCATCAGGAATTTATCCGTAAAACGATGATTGACTGCATGGCAAATCAAGTAAAATTCATGCAGGATGGTGGGGATATTATGGAAGGCATTACCAGCACTCAGAAAATGATTGACGAAATACAACTGAACGAAAACGGACAAGCTGTTGACCTGATCACTCTACTTGGTGACCGCTTCGACAACTTGGAAAAGCGGAGTAAATCGGAAATCAAAACCATAGGACTGCCAACTGGCTTTACCAGATTGGACAAGTACATCGGGGGGTTTGTTCCCGGCGAAAATGTTGTGGTGGCAGGTCGGCCCGGAATGGGTAAGACAGCATTCGCAGTCAGCATCGGGATTGCTCATGCAAAGCTGGGTGGCAGAGTGATAATGTTCAGCATGGAGATGAGCAAAGAACAACTTGCAGACCGCATACTTTCATCCCTTGGTCGTGTGGACAACCTGAAAGTCCGCAACGCTGATGTGAATGAATTTGAATTGGAGAATATTGCACGTGAATTACTGCTGATTGATTATAAATTTGAGATAGAAGATAGCACGATGCTCGACATTGCTCAAATCAAAACACGAATTAAGACAATGAAAGTGAAGCCAACTCTGGTAATCATTGACTATATGCAGTTGGTCAAAAGCACTGGCGGTAAAAACCGGGAGCAGGAAATTGCCAACATCAGTAGGCAATGCAAACTGATAGCCAAAGAATGCGGATGCACCGTGATGCCATTGTCGCAGTTGAACAGGGGAACAGAGGAAGGAAACAGCCGCCCGAAGTTGGCAAACCTTCGTGAGTCTGGTGCAATAGAACAGGATGCAGACACGGTGTTATTCCCATACCGCCCTGATTACTACGAAGCCCAGAAGAATGGCGGCAACCCACCTGAACTTGAAGATGCTGAACTCATTATCAGCAAGTGCAGAAATGGCATGACAGGAACGCTGCAATGCAATTTTATGGGTAAAACCGTTGAATACATTTTTTAGTTTAATATAAATAACTATATTTGCACCATGAGACACGGCAGTTTATTTTCAGGCATCGGGGGTTTTGATCTTGCATCCGAATGGATGGGATGGGAAAACGTATTCCATTGCGAGTGGATGGAATTTCCACGAAAGGTATTGGAATACTACTGGCCGGAAGCAGACAGCCACATTGACATTTGTAAAACTGATTTCAAAAAATATGCAAACACAATTGATATTCTCACAGGGGGATTTCCCTGCCAACCATTCTCACTCGCAGGAAAGCGAAAGGGAACAGATGATGAACGCTACTTGTGGGGCGAAATGCTACGAGCAATACAAGAGATTGAACCCACATGGGTCATCGCAGAAAATGTCTTTGGTATCGTCAATATTGATGGGGGATTGGTTTTCGAGCAGGTGTGCCTTGACTTGGAAAATGAAGGGTACGAAGTTCAACCGTATATTATTCCAGCTGCGGCCAAAAACGCACCGCACCGCCGGGATAGATGCTGGTTTGTTGCCTACTCCAACCGTTATGGATCAAACCAATGCAACGGCAACGATGAAGTCAACGCAAGTGAAGGAAGGCAGTATGCACTCGGTAACGCTGAACAGGGCAATGGCAATGGGAATGCTACCGACACCGAGTGCATACGATTGCAAGTCCGGAGTGAAACAAGAAACATATCAAAAAAGAAAAGCGAGGCATTTAGCAAAAGGAGTAAATCTTCAATATCCATTAAAACAAATGGCAGCAGATATCCAAAACAACAATGGGAAAATTTCCCAACTCAATCCCCGGTTTGTGGCGGAGATGATGGGCTTCCCACCGAACTGGACCGAATTACCTTTTCAAAGTGGCGAAACGAAAGCATCAAAGGATATGGAAATGCCATAGTACCACAAATAGCATACGAACTTTTCAAAATAATAGAACATGAGAATAAAATTAAAAGCACCACAGCACAATAGCCGGACAACATTCAGACGAAGCGAAATTGAACGGCTCAAAGAGGTCATCTACCATCAGTCGATACGCATTCAGGAACTCGAAAGGATGCTCAAAGTTGACCAAATGGACAAGTCCGAACACTACATAAAGGCCGCACACCTTGCAATCAAATCGGTTTTCGCTGAATACCAGCCCGAATTTATCACCATTGAAACCCGGAAGCGGGATATAGTGGAACTGCGGCAAATATTTCAATGGCTTTGCCGCAATAAGACCACACTTTCGTTGCAAAAAATCGGGCAATTATGCGGTGGCCGTGATCATTCCACGATAATAAATTCGTGCAGGGTGGTGGATAACCTGATGCTGTACGATAAAAGGTTCGCCCGTAACCTTGAAACCGTGAAAAACAAGTTTGAAAACTTTGCAGAACAGATTTAAATAACTATATTTGCACCATGTTAATACTCGATATATGTTTAAGTGACCTGCCCAGCGAGGCAATCACTACCGGAAAGAACGGCAAGAAGTACATCAAGCTCGTATGTGCTGAAAGAAAGACCGAAGGAAAGTTCGGAGAAACCCATTACATTGCCCTGTCGCAAACCAAAGAAGAACGGGAAGCGAAGAAACCTGCAACGTATGTGGGGGGTGCTAAAAATGTAAGTTACAAAAATGTAACACCCAGCAAAAGCGGTATTCCTGATGCAGCAAAAGAGGAGTATGCGAACTCAATGTACAACCAAAATAGCAACGATTTACCGTTCTAATGAAAGACGAAATAATTTACACTTGTCATCACATTAGAGATTTGCTTCTTGAAAAAAATGCTAAGTATGGAAACTCCGCACTGGATCCGGTGCGAGTTTTCAGCAAGGCATCCACCACCGAGCAGTTGCTTGTCCGCATTGATGACAAGTTGAGCCGCATCAAAACAACCGGGATGGAAGCACCTGATGAGGACACACTCAACGACCTTATCGGCTACCTAATTTTACTTAAAATCGCAACGAAATGACACACGAAGAAAAACGAATACACTTTCTCACCCACGCCCGTAAAGGGATGAAGATGCAGGTTGTTGATGCCTGTAAAGGTGTGGCAAGTTATGCCACCGTGATAAAGGCCCTCAATAATCCCAGCAAATACAAGAGCAAAAAAGAGCAACAGGTTATTGACACCGCCTTTGATATTGTGAATGTCAACTGAAACAAGTGGATATAAAACGGTTGTGTATTGGAAAGACCAGATGATGTCTTTTGAGCCAGTGCCTGATGACGAACTTGAAAAGACACTCAAAAAATATCGGAAGAAAGGATTTAATGCTGAACCGATTTCGGATGACCTGATAAAAAAAATTGCAGAAAGTTTGAAAATATAAAAACTTATACTATATTTGCATCATGGAAACAAAAATAAAAGTAACACACACAGGCAGCTACTCTGCCAAATTCGAACACGATGATGTCA